CAGTTCACTCAGTATTTACAAAACCAAGTAGATATGACCGGTGGTACATTAGATGTTGATGGTCGAGACGCTGTACAACAGACTATACAAGCTACTAAAAATGCGTTTGGGCAATACATACCTAGCACCACTGAAATAGCAGATTATTTCGAGAGTGTAGCGGATATACCTGAATACATAGCACCTATGCAGTATACGCTTGATGAAGCTAAAGCAGATTTAGCTACAGCGTTAGGTTTGTTTTTAGAAGATGGTGTTACACCAAACGTAAATGCTATACCACAAAAATTTGACATATACCTATCTAATCGAGTGGATATGACCGGTGGTACATTAGATGCTGATGGTCGAGACGCTGTACAACAGACTATACAAGCTACTAAAGATGCGTTTGGCACGTACATACCTAATACCACCGAGATAGCTCGTTACTTTGATGACTTAGAAAATATTGAAGAGTACGTATCCCCGTTAGAAGTTACTTTAGACGACGCTAAAAGTTTTGTGCGTTCGCAATTAGGTCTAGCCGAAGACGCGGAACTTACTCCAGAACAATTACTGTTAGCTGAACAGTTTGCCACACCTGATTATACCGATGCCACGGCGCTACAAGCTATAGATAGTGCTACAGTGTCTCCGCAAGAAGCTATGAATGCTATAGGTAATGCCGCTAGAACTGTTTTTGGTGAGAACTATGTGCCTAGCGGTGCAGATGTTGCGTTTTTCCAAGGCATATCCCCTGACGCAAACTTAGAAAATACGGCCTTAGAATACTATTATCAACAAAAAGCCCTAGATACAGTTACGGATCCTAACGTAGACCCTAACGTAGATCCTAACGTAGATCCTAACGTAGATCCTAACCTAGATCCTACATTACAGGGTAACGAGTTTGGCCCTAACATACCTCCTGTGGGCACAGCACCCACGGAAGAAGAGCGAGCGTATTTAGAGTTATTGCAACGTGCAGAGGGAGCGAGTAGAATAGATGTTACTACTCCAAAGAAAGAACGTAGCAGTAGCTATGTGTATGATTTTGAAGATATTTTTGCCGATCCAGAATATAGAGACTTTTACGCTGGGCCATACGACAAAAAGAAAGCCGCCGCTAGTGGTGGTTTAATAGACAGTGAGATTGATAAACTAATAGAATTTTTAGGTGGTTAGGTATGGCTGAACTTTTTGGGTTTGAATTGCCGAGTACAGATGACATCTTTGATCGCGCAGTGGATTGGGGAAAAGACAAGATAACAGACAAAGTCAAAGGCAAGGCTAATGAAATCCTTGTTGACAATCCTTGGATGGAAAAAGCAGGTGCGGCGGCTGGTGCTTACGCCTTACAAAGCAGTGGTCTTATGGATCCACAAATAACTAAAGCGGGCTATCAAGGCACTGTACCAGATATGAAGGCTGTAATGGCCCGTGTTCCCTACTTACAAGACCCAAACCAAGATAAATCAAGGGCTTTCGGCAGACGTTATTTTTCAGATGTGCGGTATGTAACCGACCCCGATAAAGCTAGTGGTATAGCATCTACCCCTAGAGAACTATATGGGGCTACCCGCAAGACACAAGCTGAACAGAACGCCATTAAAGCGAACGACCCTACAGCTAGATTTAACAACCAAGGTTACAGGGTCAATGCTGACGGCGGGATAATGCAAGATGCAGACGCTACCCAAGAACTTAGACGTTACCTTGGTCAAACTATAGACGAAGGACGTGGATCACTTACAGCAGATCAACAAGCGGCATACAGACGAGGCACGCAGGTACTAGGTGATGTAGTACCCCAAGAAATAATGGTTCAACGAAAAGATGCTGATGGGATTATTGTACTTGACCAAGCTACAGGCGACCCTATATATGATACAGTGCCTAACCCAGAATATGGAACCGGAGATGTAGCGTCAGGTATAGACCCCGCTACAGGACGAAAAATTTTAGACCCAGACGCATATTTACTTGAAGGTGCTTATGATACTGAAGGTTATTTTCAATTTAACAATCCACAAACCCGCGATGCGCAATTTGATTCTGCTGGTTATTTAATAACCCGGCCAGAAGAGCGAACTGCTGGCTCTACATACACTGACGAGGGGTATCAAATTAGTACACCTGCTGTGGAATACACCAAGGAGTATGTGGCGCAACAACAAGCAAACGCGGAGGCCGCCGGATTAGCCGCCCTTAACTATGCAAATCCCTACGGAGGGCGTAACTATACTGGATCTCCATATGCTGAACCAGATACTAGTACGGTACAAGGAAATGCTAGGGGTGGGGTTATAGGGTTAGCTGGCGGTGGTCGGCCAACTCCTTACGACAGCACTAATGAGGAAGAAGAAAAAGATACTCAACCACCCATGTTTTTTGGTAAAGCTCAAGGTGGTATAACACAATTAGCCGGTGGTCGTTATTTAGACGGTATGTCCGATGGCATGGCCGATGAAGTTCCGGCGAACATTGATGGTGTACAGCCAGCGGCACTAAGTGATGGCGAGTTTGTTATACCTGCTGATGTAGTTAGTCATTTAGGTAATGGCAGTTCTAATGCAGGTGCTAAGGTCTTAGACGACATGATGAGCAACGTGCGCGAAACACGTACTGGTAATTCAGAGCAAGGCAAACAGATTAACCCACAACGTGTTATGGCAAAGAGTGGTTTAGCAGGGTACGCTAACGGTGGCCCGATTCGTAAGTTTAATGCAGGTGATATGGTTAAATTAGACGAGCCAATTTATATGGAGACGAGCGACGGTAATACCGAAAATGCTAACTCCACCGTTAATACGGAGCAACAACAAACTAACGCTAATGCTAATGTAGACAACACGTATGCCACAGGTAGCCAAGATACTTCTGGAGCTGTAGAGCTAGGCACAAAAACTGGCGAAGAGTCTTCTTTGTCTAATTGGGCTGGTGATTTTGTAACCCAAGACATACTAGGTGAAGCTCGCGGGTTAGATGAAAGGGGGTATCAAGCATACTATGATGAACTAGCCGCAGGGTCTTCTGAGTTACAAGATCAAGTGTTTGATACGGCAGGGAAGATAGATACCACCGGTTCACAGCTAGGATCATTTGGGGATTTAACAGCGGAACAACGAGCCGCTTACACGGATCCTTACTTAGAAGCTACTATGGAGCCTGAGTTACGCGCCGCTAAAGAACGTGCTGACAGAGAAAGAATGGAAAATGCCGCACGTATGACGCAGTCAGGATCTTTTGGTGGGTCACGTCAAGCTATCTTAGATTCTCTTAACCGCCGTGACCTATTAACAAGTCAATCTGATATTGAGAACAGAGCACGTAGCCAAGCATTTGCTAGTGCGGCAGATAGGTTTGGTGAAGACAGACGATTTGGATTAGATGCGTTGCAAACACAATCTGATCTTGGTGGTATACAACGTGGTATTGACGCTGATCTTATCGCCGCTCGTAAGGAACAGTTTGAAGAAGAAAGAGATTTTCCATACAAAAATATCAGTTGGAAAGCCTCTTTGTTACAAGACCTTCCTTTGGAAGCACAGAACTATAGTTATGCAGAGCCAGCCAAGATGGCTCAATTAATGTCCATGTACGATACCCTACTGGGCGGTGCAGAAGGTGAAAGTTGGTACGATAAAATAACTGCCGCTACTGCGCCTGATGAGCCAGCAGAACCAGAACCAGCTTCATTAGACGTATACGGTGTCACTTATACCTATAATGACAAACCAGAGGGTGTTGACGTGGCTACTTGGACAGCCGCAATAGATAGTGGCGATCCAGACCAAGTAGCAGACTTAATAGAGTAAAGAGAGAGATAAGATTATGGTTGCATACGCAGGTGATGGCATAGCAGAGACACTTGGCACGATAGACAAGCTGTCTGACGTATACTCACAAAAACCCGAAATGCTAAAAAACAAAGCTATGAGTGAGGCTAAAAAGCAGGGGCTAGGCGGTGTACCCATGGCTACGCTTGAAGCATTGGCGTTACAAAAAATGACCAGTGAGAAGGCGGCGGCGGCCAACAACATGGCTTTGCAGATGGAGAACAATAACCCCACTGTAGCGCAAGATTTAGAAAACAAATATAAAGAACGTACGACTAACGAACTAAAACAACAGTACGCGTCTACCATGCAGAACAAAGCCGCAGTCAATCAAAAAGGTCAACAGGACGCAATTAAAAAAGCTGTACAGGCTAGACAAAAAGGTACTGGTATCGCTAGTACAATGCCCCAACAAAGACCACAAGGTATGCCACCACAAGGTATGCCACCACAAGGTATGCCACCACGAGGTATGCCACCACAAGGTATGCCAGTGCGAGCGGCGGCACAAGGTGGCTTGATGCAGTTCCAAGCTGGTAAAAAAGTAGATTTAACAGACGCAACCATACGTAAACTAAAGTCACTACTAGCCTCTGGCGAACTCACTAGAAACACGTTAACAACAGAGTTAAAACGTGCAAAATTAATTGGTCTTAACACACCTAATCAATTAGTAGCTCTTCTACGCGATGCCGGTGAAAGTAAACTAGCGGATGACATACAAGAAGATGTATTGGGCCAAATAACAGATAGAGAGAATGCCGAAATAGATGCGGCAATAGACGCACAGAAAAAAGATGATTCTCCTACTACAACACCCACTACGTCTATGGCGCAAGCTGATTTACGTAATGTGCTTAGTGATGTAAAACCTGCGGCAAGTGCGGCAAGTGATGTAGACACGTCTAAACAAAGTCAGATAACTGACAAAGATATAGAAACATTTAGAAAAACAGGTAAGTTTAGAGGTCAAGGTGTCCCACCTCGTACGCTTGAAGGTGCATTAACTCCCGCCAAACTCCGTAACATGTCTAACGAAGATATACGGTCTAGGCTTACTTCTGACTATTTTGCTTCATCATTTAAACCAGCCGGTGGTATGGATACACGCGACCAAGGTCTTGCTTCAGCGGCACAAAATGTACGGAGTAAAACTAAAGTCGGAGAAGACGTTTTCAACATAGCGCAAGGGCCACAAATAGATCCGCAATCGTTGGGTGCGCGTGGTGGTATAACAGCCGCTGACTTTGGCGCAATAGGCATGACCCCTGATCAGTTCCAACAACTATCTCCAGAAAAACAAGCGCAAGCGCTACAGTTAATTAAAGATAGACGCACCGCTGGTCAAGTGGTACGTGGGGCAGGGGCTTTAGCGGCAGAAATTCCCGCAGATATAGCCGACACCGCAACAGCAGGAGTAGCGGGACTTAGAAACACGTATAGCAACTTAGCAGAAAGTAGGCTTGGTAGATTTGCTAAACTATCTAATGTAACGGATGACCCTAGACCTAAAATAGAAGGCACTAACTTCTCAAACTTTGATTTTAACTTGCCACGCGGCCCCGCTGACGACAGACCTATGGGAGAGGCTCTTACTGGTGAAGGTATGAGTGAGGCGGCTAGAAAAGCCATAGCAGGTAGAGATCCAGCACTAGCACAACAACAGACTGGACAACAGACCGGACAACAAACTGGACAACAGACCGGACAACAGACCGGACAACAAACTGGACAACAAACTGGACAACAAACTGGACAACAGACCGGACAACAGACCGGACAACAAGGTACAGGGCCGACAAAGGATGCTGTAAAAGCTTTAACCCAAGCAGGTACAGGTACAGGTGTAGATAGTTTAGCCATTCCTGACCAACCTAAATTTACAGATGAAGGCGTTATGCGTGGACGGGGTATGCAAGATGCGGCGGCACTTGGGCTTGGTACATATACTGCGGCTAAAGATGACAAACCTGCTTCATTTAGTCCGGCGTATATAACACCAGCAGTTAAAGCTCGCGCTAAACAAGATGGCATATCCGAACAGCAAGCGGCTGGTATAATAGAGAAAGAACGTTTAGATAAAGATTTAAAACGTTCTGAGCTTGGGGCAATGTATGACACACAAGCAGAAGAACGTAAAGCAATGTACGGAGATCCGTTAAACCGAACTGATAAACAACTTGCGGCAGAAGACAGGGCGGCAGATAGCGCGTTCTTTCAAGCTATGCCTGAGTATGGTTTCCAAAAGTCAGAGGTGGCTAAGAATAAAGTGCGTGCCGCTAACCGTGCCAGACAAGAAGGTATATTTGAGGCAGGGCAAAAAGCAGAGCGTGAGAAGTTCGCAAAAGACTTTGAGCGCGGCAAAGTATCTAACGAAGCCTACACTAGAGAGAAAGATAGGTTTGTAACCCAAGCGACATCTTTAATGGAAACACTGTCAAACTTTACCCTACAGGATAGAAAAGAAGCAGGAGAGCGGGCAGACCGACAATTCCAGCAGAACAAGTTGATAGTATCTCAGGCGATAGAGAAATATAAAGCAGATATAACCGCTAATGTTAGTAAAGAGCAAGCTCAAGCTACGTTGGTATCGGCTATGGCCGACGTAACAAGTTCGTTAGAAGAAACATACAAAATGCTCATGAAAGGTAAGAAAGGACAAGAACTTGAAGATTTGCAAGAGGCGAAGAGAAATGATTTAGCTTTCCAATTAGCGCCTATACTAATGCAGTTCGATGAAAGCAAACGGTCACAGCTTGAGGATCTATACGGTATAAATAAAACAGCGACAACACCACCACCACTTAATGATCCTAACGTGCAAGGCATTGCTGGCGACCTATTAGGTGGTACACCTTAATGGCTTATTCCAGAGAAGAGATTATACAAGCTCTGGATATTGCTAAACGCCAAAACAATGTTGAAGCAGTATCTGTACTAACCGAAGCGTTGCAAGCAGATGAGGTATACCAAGCCAACCTGTCTCCACTACGTAGGTTAGAGCTTTCGCAACTCAAAGCGGCAGAGTCTAAGAATAAAAAGTTCAACCCTTTTGCTGATGTAGTGGGTGGGCTTGGTAGTGGTTTTGTTAGCACGTTTGAGACGGGTGCTAAAGGCGCTATAGTTCCTCTTGAAGAAGACGCTGAACTACGCGCACGCGATGCTATAACTAATGTTGCTGACAAGTTAAGACCTGAATTCGGCGATCCCAAATCTCACCTGTATGAATTCTCTTCTGCTTTAGGTTCTTTTGCGGCCATACCTGCATCGGTTGCGGCGGGCGCAGGTATAGGTACTTTGGTCGGCGGCGTTCCCGGCGGTGTAGTAGGGGGTGGGTTAGCTGGTTTAAGCTCGGCTTTATTACCCGCATCTGGTGAGGCAAGTGAACGAGCTAGAGCATATGGAGCTACAGAAGAAGAACGTAACCTAGCGTCTTTAAAAGCGCTACCAGTTGGCGCACTTGAACTAGTCGCTCCAGCTAGAATATTTAAATACTTCTCTAAATTTAATGTTCCTGTACTCGATAAGATAGAAAAACGATTTGGTAAGGGTCAGTCAGAAAGATGGCGAGATAAGGTAGGAGATGCGCTTGTATCTGGTGGTGTAGAGGGTACGCAAGAAGCTACCACTGCTATATTACAAAACATGATAGAGCAAGGGTACAACCCAGAAGCTGAACTACTAGATGCTGGTGTAGGTAAAGACGCATTACTCGGCGCAGAAGTTGGTACGTTTGTAGATCTGTTCTCACAAGTTTTCCTAAAAGGTGGTAAAGCTGGTAGGTACGCGCAACTAAGAGCGGAACAAGAAAAACAACGTAAGGGGCAAGTAGATACTGAAACAGATACTAAAACAGATGCTCCAGTAACTCCTCCGCAAGAGTTTGATGATGACGATGCCGCACCTGTAAATGCCGAATTAGAACAATATGCTAGCACAGAACGTGTACCCCTAGAGTTTGCTAATCGTGTATTTGCGTATGCCGAAAAGAATAACGTTAGTAGGGACGAGGCTAGAGAGGCTATAGAAGCTGAAGATGCCGCCAAAGAACCCGTAAAAGAACCTACAAAACTTAACACAGCAGGAGAAAGACGTAAGGCGGTTTTTGATTATATAAAAGATAACCTAGATCAAGCGGTAGCGGACGGTGGTATTCGCTCAATCGGCTGGGACGGTAAGCTTGTAGTAAGACCATTTGATAAAAAAGAACAAGACTACGTAGACACGCAGTTAGAAAAACGAGCACTTGCGGAAGGGCAAGATGCCGATGCCGATGCTAAAGTTGGACAAGATGCTGAAGAAGCTAAGGACAGTAAGTTAGCTGTAGGGCAGACTGTTACTGTTGTGAAAAATAAAAATGTAGTAACGATAGATGACGATATTGACCCAAAGAAAGTGACTATTACCCGCACAAAGGTGTTAGACAACGGTGACATTATCTATATGGGTCAAATTGAAGGGGCCTATAAAGGGCAAAATTTTGCTTGGAATCAGTCCGAATTAGAAAAAGGCGAGGTTATTCTTAACCCTACACAAAAAGATGTTGACGCACTAAAAGCCAAACAAGACGAATACAGAGCGAGTTTGAGAAAACAACAGGAGAAAGAAGATGCAGACATTGATAAACGTGCTGACACAACCACAGCTGGAGAGAGCGTTCCAAGTAATACTGGAGGTGTGGGAGACGCAACAAAAGCCGGAGTCACTGCCGAAAGCACTGAAGGAACTGACACCGGAGCAGTGGGGGGACTTGATAGAAATGTTGACAGAACTGATGGAAGCGAAGGAGATGCAGACGCTACACTAGAAGAAACTGATGTGTTAATGGATCCGAGTCAAATTGCTATTCAAACTGGCGAAAGAGTGGTTAAAAAGGGAGCCGCGTTTCCTTTAGTTACATCAGAGGCTGACCCCACTGCGACAGGTAGAACTGTAGGGCAAAAAGCAACTAGTGACAGAGCTAAAGCGGGAATAGGGGCTTTAACTAAAGCAGAAGAGAAAATAGAAGCCGGAAAAGCTACGCTAGTGCCAGCCGCTACACCTACAGGGAGAATACCCCTAGACACAGTAGGGTTAAAACCTCTAGGTAAGCTACGCCAAGAATTAATTAAGAAAGACCAAGATGAGCTTGTATCAACGCGTAGTATGGCTGGTCAAAAAGCCCCGTCTAAAAAACAACTAGACGACAAAGCAAACTACTATGATACTGCGGCGGGCATCCAAAAACTGCTGACTGAAGCTAACAATCGCGGTATAAAAATTACTAAACAAGACAGGCTTAGGATAGAAAAAGGGCCAATGTTTAGTAAACCTAAGAAACGTTCGCCGGTTATTACTGAACCTTTTAACGAAACGCAATTAGCAGAAATACAAGCTTATCAGGGCAAGCTTAAACGGGATTTAACTCCTTTAGAAATAGATGCGCAAAACGTAGAAGCTGAAACGTACGTAAAAAACTATGAGAAAAGAATGTTACTTGGTTTACAAAACGTAATACCTGACTCTCAAGATCCAACTTCTAGGAGAGATATTCTAGCTTTACGTGATCTACAACAACGACCTTTGGAAAAACAAAAACCCGCTAAAAAGAGAAAAGGAGAATCTGACGCGGACTTTCAAAAAAGAAGGGACGATTGGTCTATGACCAAAGCGGCTAAAGCCTACTTTGACAACCCAAATAGAATAGTAGATAACATGTTATCTATGGAAGGGGATGTAGTTAATTTTGAAACAGGTGAGGGTCAAGGTAAAAAAGTAGTAGCCGATACTAAAAAAGATCCTAAACCAGAAGCCATAGCTGAATTAGAAGCGGATCAATCTTATGAAAACGCGTTACTAGCTAGAGAGTGGGCAGATCAAAACTTATCGCCAGCGTTAAAACAATTCAGACAAACTCAATATAAACGATTAACTGATTCTTACACTACTAAACCACCAAAGGGTTCAGAGCAATTAGCGCGTGAAAAAACCGTAGAAAATGCTAAGAAGACAGTAAAAAAACTAGATGCTATGAGATCCGCCAAAGAAAACAATAGACTGAGAAAAGAAAAAGGATTAAAAGGACAACCAATACAAGTTAAGCTCGACGAAGGTGAAAGAGTAGCGCCGGAAATAATTAAAAAAGCTAACAAGATTTTGAGGGAAGCCGATGAAACAAGAAAATTTAATAACCTTTCTTTAAAAGAACAGTTAGGTGTACTTGATTTAATAGCTGACAACGCTAGAGTTACTGGGCAAGTTATAGAAAGCGCAAAAGACTTATTTGCAAAGGTGGCTGAAACAACAGATACAGCGGTGGGGCAAGTAGCAAAAGGTGCCGAACCAACAGGCACACAGCAAATTGACGCTCTGAGTGCAGACATAGAAGGCGACAGCATATTTGCTCAAGAGGTTGCAGAAAACTTTTCTTCTCACGATGATAATCTTGCTGTTCAAGCGATTGTCGGTGATGGTATAACTGTGGATAGTAGCGCTATAGATATTTTTATAGACAACACAGAACCCGAAATATCAGAAAAAATATCAACCGTGCTAGAAGCATATATGGCTGATGGTGACAAGACTAAACTTAAAAAAGGTTTAAAAGACGCTTACAAACTTGCTGTAAAAATGGACGAGGAAGGTAGTCTTTTTGCGGCAGATGCCGAAATGATTGGCAATTTAAAACTGAGTATAAACAAACAAATAGATGTTCTTGTAAACAACTTAGGTTCAGTGCCTATTGTTATGTACAACAACGGTGAGGCTACAGGGAACTTTACCGCAGAGCAGATTGAAGTATTTGAAAACAGTCAAAAGAGAAATGTAAACCGCCAAAGAGCAAAAGCAAGAAGAAGAATGACCGAGTCTTTCGCTAAGTACATAGGTGCAGACCCTAAACGAGAAGACAGGTTTAAGAGAAAAAGTAAAGCTAGTCAAGAACGACAAAAAGAAAGATACTTCAAAGCGCTAATGGACGAAGACCCTAGCCTAAAAAGAATTATGACAAGCGACCAGCAAACTGCTGGACAATTTCAACCTTCCGGTGGTGGAGCTATTATAATAAACCAAAGTATTGACGGTGGCTTGAACTTACATACCGTGTTACATGAAATGACACATGCAGGTACACTAAGTACTATTAATGACCCAAACAGTAAGTTAGGTAAAGAATTTAAAGAGTTATATAAAGCGGCTAAAGAAGCAGACAATAATAGCTCTAGGTTTAGTAGTTACGGCCTTACAAATCCAGACGAGTTTGCGGCAGAGATTTTTAATAATCAAGAGTTTATTGATGAGATTACTCAGGTTTACCTACAAGCAAAACCTAATGGTAAGGTAGAGCCGTTAAGTCTTTGGCAAAAAATTGCTAATTGGTTTGGTAAATGGTTTAACCGTAGACCAATATACATTGAAGCTGACGGCTCTTACAACGGTGCTAAACTCGCAGAGCGTGCAAACTTGTTAGTGTTAAGTATGTTACGGCCCCACACAGACACGACCACGTTAGATCAAATAACCGCTGTAGACATGAGTAAGCCTCAAAGCGTAGATAAAATACTCGGACGTTCTTTTTATAGTCGTAAACAACCACCATTAACACGTAAACAACAAACTTCTTTTATAGATAAAACCAGCGAACTTTTTAAGGAAGAAGGGCCAGAGTGGGTTAAGGATAAGATGGCCAGCATACTGCCTTCCAAAGCCATGTCTGAGGCGGCGAGTAATGTATACAAACCGTTAGGTGATCTGTATACGGAGGCGCACCAAACATTTGAACTGCAACGTGGTGATCTAAAAAGAATGGACGACAATGTTACTAGCTCAGTTGAACTAGTAGATAGCTATACTAAAACATTGACTAACGAACAGGTAGATGAATTACATAACTTGATGGACGATGCTACTAGGGTATACCGAGTAGACCCCACTGCTAACATTAACGAGTATAGTAAATTTTGGTTGGCATACAGACAACACTCTGGTAACAACGCGCCGATAATACGTAAATCGTTTGATACTGCAAAAGATAGAGATGCGGCTATAGAAGCTAGAAACAAAAAATTCCCTGATAACAAGGCATGGAATGATGGAGATCTTGACCAAGCAAAAATAGATATATTTCCAGAACTACAGGCTAGGTACAAAGCATTACCAAAGAACGCTAAGTTGGCGTATAAAGAAGTAGAAAGATTATACGAAAGTATGTTTCAACAGTTACAAGAAAAGTTGTTTGGGGACATAGATAGTGATACAACCATAGACCCTGCAACTGGGCGTAAAATCAAAAACGATTTGTTTGCTAAGTTGTTTGCCTCAACAACACTTAAACCTTACTTCCCCCTAGACCGTGAAGGCAAGTACAAAATAAGATACGAGTTAAGCCCAGATAGGCATTCGGAGTTAGACCAAATACAAACAGTCATGGTAGATACCAAAGCTGAAGTAGATAGACTACTTGCAGTGCTTAACAAAGATCCTGACGTTGTGGGCGACCCCAAGGTAAGCCTAGTAAAAGATAGTATAAAAGATTTAGAAAAAGTACCACCTACAAAGTTTGTTAGGGAGACGTTAGAATATTTAAAAGAGGCTAAAGTAGATCCAGAAGTATCACAAAAAATACTTACTCTCTATATTGATGCTTTACCAGAATCAAGTTATGCCAAGAGTTTACGCCAAAGGGCGGGTATAGGCGGCGCTAGTAAAGATCAAACAGGCTATGTACTATCCAAAAAAGCTAGAGACTTAGGTAGGCAGATAGTAAGAATAGAGTACGGATCGAAACTACATAAATTAAAAGCTCGACTAGATGAGATGGATAAGAGTGGGCAAATACCTGAAGCAACCGGTAAGACTGCTAAGGCTCTTACAAGTAAAGACGTTATAGTTAAAGACCTAGACGAGCGTATTAACTTTGCCATAAATCCTACTTCTGCTAATTGGTCTATGGTAGCTAACAGACTAGCATTCTTGTATACCATAGGGTTTAACGTTTCGTCTGCTGTTGTGAACTTATCCCAAATACCTTTAGTTGTTTTACCATATATGACAGCTAGGTATGGTTTGAAAAACACTATGCGTGCGTACAAAGATGCTAACGTCCTACTTATAAACAGTGGTGTATCAAAGGGTGGTCGTACGATAGCGGGCACGGAAGTAGATGGTAGGTCTTACACTCCAGAACTAATAAAATATTTTAGGGTAAACAAAGAAGGAGAGTTAGAATTAAACGAAGATAAGTTTAAAGATATTGTCGGGCGCACAGATAAACTGAAAGAACAAGTGGCCGAGATGCAACCTTTAGTACAACTTGCTTATGAGAGAGGGCAACTTAACGAATCTCACTTGAGTGATTCATTAACACTTAAAGAAGATGGATCAAGAAAGACTTTTATGGACAAAGCAACCACTGTATCGGCGTGGTTTTTCCACAATGGTGAGCAACTTAATCGCCAAACTGCTATGACTATGGCGTACTTACTAGAAGTGCGAGCTAAGAAAGAAACTTTAGGTAGAGATACGTTAACAGATGCAGAAATGGAGTCTGCCGCACAAAGAGCTTTGTCTCAAACACAAGATACCAACGCAGGGTCTGTAATAGAAACTGGCCCAAGAATGTCGCAAAACCAATTTGGTAGGGTAGCATTGATGTATAAGCCTTACGGCATACAAATGTACTACACCATGATTAAGTCTGCTAGACAACTTCTTAAAAACCTGTTTCCCGGAAATGACGTTGTGTCAAGAACACAAAGAAACATAGCGTTTAAAGAGTTAGCAGGTGTGCATCTAACCTCAATATTGTTTGCTGGTGCTAGAGGCATACCCCTGTACGGCGCAATAAAAATGTTGTTTAACATGTTTGCCGATGATGATGAAGAAGATTTTGATATTGTAGTTCGTAAAAAAATTGGTGAAGAACTGTATAAAGGCGGTATGACTTGGTTGACAGGTGTTGACGTTTCGCAACGAATAGCGTTGTCACAACTTGTATTTAACGCTAATAGGTATAACCCAGACGCATCTTTAGAGGAAACATTGTTCTATGTGTTGGGTGGCCCCGCTGGTAGTGTAATTAAAGGGTACGAGCGGGCGTATAAAGATTTTAGAAATGGGCAGTACGAACGTGCGTTTGAGGCCGCCATACCTACGGCGTTCCGCAACATGTATAAATCCACTGTACGATACCCAAGAGATGAGGGTATGCTAACTAGACGTGGTGACCCAATATACAGTGATATTAGTAAAGGAGAATTAGTTGGGCAGTTTGTTGGTTTTACACCCAAAGAATACACTGAACGCCAAGAAATAAATATGGCAGGTAAGCGTATTGATGAGTCTATTAGGAGTCAACGATCTAGCCTGACTAAAAGATTTTATATTGCTCTGACTGGTGATGATGGCGTTGAAGCGGGTAATGTGTTAGATGAGATAGTTAAGTTTAACGACAAGCACCCTGAAGCATTTATATCACTGGCTACCATAAAACGATCAAATAAAATGCACACTAAGATAAGTATGACCATGCACAATGGTATTACGATAAGTAATAACTACAAGTACGGTATGGCAGAGCTACAAAGTGGGATAGATCAAGGGTTTAACTTAGGTTTAGGTGAATGGTTAAGTAGCGCTATGAGATAAAACACCTCTCTACCACGTTGGAGGGAGTACGCAGTAGAGAGGTCGTACGGGAGAATTGTAATTATATCATACGATTTGCCAGACGCGAACCCCTAACATATCTTTTTCTATAACAATCCTTATCTCTACAGAAATACCTTTGTCTTTAGTTATACGTTTAACTTGTTGCTTACACTCATGTGTGTTTACACAGGGCACAAACACTGAACGCCCCGGCGCAAGTGTTTCCCATCTGACTACTATTCGTACACCATCAGGGTTTAAATCATGTATTCTAAGAATCCCCTGATCCAACTTCTACCCCCTCTGGAACGTCTATATCAATCTTAAATATATAACAATATTGGTTCATATCCATTGCTGTGCCTTTAGTGAGCCGTGTTTTCTTATATGTAGCCCCCATCTTTTCTTTAAGGTCGGTCACTAGCTGTCCATAGTTTATTTGTTGTTCGACAGACCACGATTTTAAATACTTAGGTATTATAAATATGAGCTTAGTGTCAGGTTCATACCTAGCCACCAGCTTTTGTGACCTTGGAATAGCATCGGGTATGACTAACATATCCATACCATTGTCCTGCTCTTTACTAAAGCGTTGCGTGCTTTTTATCCACAACATGCTGTTGTAGTGATCAGTAATAAAGTCGTTAATTATTTGTTGTACGGAAACCGTCATGTCACTTACAGTATTCTTGTTTATTTCAAGCTGTTTCAGTGCCCATTTCTCTACTTTTTTTAAGTCATAATCTATAAGCCCTAAGTGCTTGGCTATCAACAAGCCGGTTAAAGTACAAGCAACTCCAGCCGACCAAAACCTGTTTTCGGCTTTCAAGCCAGCTTTCTTATCTAACCTAACCTGCATAGTCTTTAATGTCTTTCTAACTTGTTCTATATTATTTATAACGTACTGTATATAGATAGATCCGGCTTGCCCCCAGTTATCAGTTATAGTCTCTGAAAAGTCATCAGTAACTTCCTTGCTAACAAAGTGAGTCTTACCGGCTTTGCATTCAAGCATACGTTGAGCTTCAGCTATGGGTGCATTTTTGTACCCACTAATTGTTTCTACTGCACTTACATTACCATTAGTAACCGCGCAACATGCCCACGTATCACCCCTAGCACGTTCTTGGTTAGAGCCACTTTGCATACGACCCCTTTGCTTGCCAGAAGTGAGTTGGTACACAAGATCAGACAACTGTTTACCCCGTGAGTTGGTAAGCTCATCTATATAAAGTGGTAGGTTTTTATACACCTCGCCACGGTTCATCTTGCTGGCATGTGTATCTACTTCATCTAACACTAACTTCTTAGGGTTACCCCACACTGTAGCCGCAGACATAAGAGCAGTTGTTTTACCATGCCCGCTACCTTTACTGTGTAAGTGCATGGTAGAACATGACACTGAAGTAAGTGCCATAAGTGGCGAGCCGAAAGCCGTACCCATAACGTATTGGTGTAGTTCCATACCATCTTGAGCATAGAAATTAGCCATATCGCTCCAGCCTTGTAGCGTACCTTTTGGCTCAAAAGCAGAAAACAAGTCAGCCGTCTGAGTAGAAGGTGGGTTAAACCTAAACTCGTTACCACGTATCTCCGTATTGCCAAGTATAAACGCCTCACATTTATCATTAGTCCAACCGAATTGTGTGTGCGCCTCATCAGCTACTATCGTAGCCTGTAATTCATTTACCCAAGTAGTTGTGTATGACATAAGTTCGTCCATCTTTGTAACAGCCACACCTTGTGAGGACATAGCCTTTCTAAATTCTTCCCTTGACGTTACTGCGGTCAACGGTACGGTAAACTCTCTAACCCCATCTTTTGGTAAGTGTAGTCTCATGACTATAGCCTCACCCACTTCTTTATCTTTTAACCTACGTACCACGTACAAGTCGTTGTGGTATATCATCTTCTCATCTATTTCACCGTCTGCATCTGAGGAGCGTACGTAAACACCACCGTTCTTACCTCTAAAATACGGCTTGGGATATGTTGGTATAGTGTAGGTACTAATCGGAGCGTTCGGCAGATCAATGGCTGGTTCTTGTACTACTTCCTCCTCTGCCTCGGCTATCTTCTGCCCTAACACAATGGGAGATTTTACTTTACCAAAGTGTGGGCAATCAGTGCATACACCATTTACACGCTCGTCAAACGTAGAGCACGTATGTGGGTACTTTATATTATTGTATTTAGTGTCTGTTTCTTCTGCGTCATAGCCATCATACCCACGCGATAATTCATGTGCTTTGTCACGCCCTGCATCGTCACAATGTTTGGCTATAGATATTGCCGACACCCACACTGGTTCACTCTGCGTGTTGGGTTCATCAACAACCCTACGTAGTTGCTCACACCCTGTACCTCCCCTAGACTTGACTATTATGTCGTCAAAACTAGATATGATATTACTGTGTACAGCATCAAGAAACGCCGTAGTGTTCTCTACCTTGGTAGGTACTGGTATCATGTCACCACCCAGCAATTCATTGAAGTGGTCAAAGTCAACCGCTGAACTGTAGGATAGTAATTTTACTTCGGTAGGTGGGTCTGTCTTGTGGTTATGTGTGTTAGGTATACGTAATACCCTAGCGGCATCGGCAGTTACAGCGGCATCGGCGTACAACCCATGTTCGACACATAACTTTTTAAGGCGCTCTGCTACAGGAGTCCACTCGTTTATACCTATGGCTTCTTTCAACCGCCAGTAAACGTGTATGCCTCTGCCTGAGTCTATCAAGACAGGTTTAGGTAAAGATAGCTTCGCGCAAAACCTCTTTAAGGCGTTCAGCGCATCGTTTCTATCTTCAAAGTCTTTCCCCTCCCCGCAATCGAGGTCGAGAAAGAATGATTTTAACTGTGTTACGTTATCAACTTTACGTGAGTTAGGTTCTTTAAAACGTGCTGTAGCAAAATAAGTATCGTATCCCTCTGCGTCAAGGTCGTACGCCGATGCTTGTAACTCATCTATCGAACTAAAAAACTTCTGTACCTTACGATTTTCCGTAGGCTTTAACGCTAAAATACAATAGTGCCCTTCATCCCCCAATACCCCACACAAGAAATCTCGTGTTTTCATAGTTCTCTCCAAAACCAAAAATACCGTGGGGGTAATCCCCACGGCTAAAAGGGGTATTTACTAATCGTCCCAATCATCAATGAGGGAGCTTAGATCCTCATCTTTCGGTTTTGGCTTAGACTTTTTACTTACTACTTTTTTAGGTGCAGGTTCTTCTTCGGTAGCAGGTTCTTCGGGAGCGGTTTCAACAAAAGGGTTTTCGTCTTTTATATCAAACCCTTCTACTGTACTGAATGGGTTAGCCGATTCTTTCTGTTCAGCTAACTTGACGACTTGTACTGCTTTAAGCCGTAACGATACACCGTTGTCACGCATGTTGTAAGGGACAAAGACTACCGCTATGTTAACTGTGCTACCGGAAGTAAGTTTAAAATCATCAGGTAACTTGTTGCTCTTAGCATCAAACTGTGAAGGTTTTCTTGTAAGTTCTTCGCCATACGAACCTTTGAGTTTGGCCTTACCTATATACATACCGTCTTCGTCTTTGGTAAACGGCATATCTAATTTGTCCGGCCACTTGTCCTCACGTTTTTCTGCGTAGGCTTCTGACATTGCTTTAAATAATTCTTTTGCCTGATCCTTATTCATACAAAAAGATAATTCATATGATGAACCATCTGCTTTTGGGTCGCATGGTACTGACTTGTTTTCAGAAGTATCGAAACGATAGGTCTGATTTATACGGGGGTACATTGCTGTAACGTCATTTATTAAATGTGTCATTGCGCATTCTCCTTAGAATGGTTTATTTATGTACGTAACCTTCAACAGAATCGAAAGGTGACGAGGTTGCACTCTGCTCTTTAGTGAGAGAGGTTATTGCTTCGTGCGTATCGGGGTGGTCAATCATACCAGATACGGTTTCTAACTGCTCCTTGTTTAACCCTTGTATGGGTTTAAAAAAGAGTTTTGGTACTACACTGTTACTATCAAAGTATATTTTTGTTACAACAGATGCGGCTTTAGTATTATGTTTAGATAAATGTTTCGCATACTCTTGTAAGGGCATGTGACCATTTATAGTTTTACCAAATATAGAAGTCGCTGGCAACATAAGTTGGTAAACTTCTTCTAAATTATCTGCAAACACCACGGCCAATCTTTGTTGAAATCGGCAAGCGCGACCTTGCCCTGCTGAACCGCGTATATTTTGTTTACAATCTAAACATCTATTAGCTTGCCGTTCATCTACAAAGGGGTCGGGTCGTTGTGTGTCTTCAGACCAACACGTTGGTGCTACTGTGTTCTCACCATCAAACTCGTTTGCAAAGTATGCACGCGATACCCTAGCGGCGTTTACTATAACAACTTCTACAGCATCACCGTGGTAAGAAAACGTACCTCCTCGTATACTAAGCCTCTGCATCGTTGTTAAACAAATGCTTGGTTACTTTGTCTATATCAAACCTGTAGGTATGACCTATTAAGAAATAAGAATCTTTAGGTATATGTTCGCTACGTACCCACTTACGTACAGTAGAGTCAGATACCTTAAAATGCTTGGCTACTTCTTCAAGAGAAAAGTACGGACTTTCATCAGGGTGTCGGTGCTTTTGCACAAACTCCTCCAGTTGTTGTCGCGTTACGGCTTTAGGACGTAACACATTTTCTTCACTATCTATATCGGGTTCAGACATTATTTTTTCCTCACTGATAATGTGTATTCGGAATCCGCATTTAATCCCATAGGAACTAAGTCGGGGTTTTCTTCGAGGAACTGCCGTACATTACTCTGGTTCAAACGCTTGTCAAAGAACTCAGGGACTTCGTTATCCAGCACAAATTTGTACATGGATTCCCAATCACTTGTCCAGTAACGTGTTTTAACAGACCTGTAGAACAGCCCTTCGGAAGTGCGTACACTCTCAACACCATTGGCATCGCAGTATTCGAGTAGTGCTTTCTTTATTGTTTCTTGTTTCTCAAGAAGCTCTTTGTCGGCCTCTTTAAATTCTTTAGATAACTCAGAACGCTTGGCGCGTATCTTAGAATATACCTTTACTAACTTAGCTAGATCTTCTGACATGTGTACCTCCATACATTGTAGGATAGGAAGTTTAGTATCAGGTTCTATGTTAGTCAAGCATTTCGTTGTATAAATCTATAACTTTTGTGTGTACGTCTATTCTATTATCTAAAAGTGCGTAGATACGTCTTTCTACGAAAGAACCCTGTAACTGAACGACAGTACATTTATGTGTTTGTCCTGACCTGTGTACACGAGCATTAGCTTGCGCGTATGTTTCTAGTGAAGGTGTTGGCCCCCACCACACTACGGTATTTGCGGCAGTCAATGTCACACCATGTGCGGCTGACTGTGGTTGTATAACTAATACTTTGGGGTCGTCTTGTTCTTGAAACTGTTTAAATCTTTCGGTGCGCTTTGCGGCTGATACGTCACCACGTATGACCTCTGTAGTTATGCCATCACTACGTAGTTTGTTTGTGAGTACATCTATTACGTGTTTAAACGGTACGAATACCAACACCTTTTTACTTGACTCATCTATAACTTCACGTAGCACTTTGTACCTGTGCTTTATGTCAAACTCAAGTGCATCTCCGTTGTCTGTGTATATAGCGCCACAACTTATTTGCAGTAACTTGTTCATAACAACTGCGGCATTGGCGGCGGTTACTTCCTCACCAGCCGCGTGCATTATCATCTTATCCTTTAGCTCTTTATAGTATTTGTTTTGTTGTCGGGTAAGCTCTACCGTACGCTTGACGTACACCATAGGGGGTAAGTCTAAACATTCTTCTTTAGTAAAACGTATGGCTGGTTGTAAGGCACGGAACACTACGTCAGTCGAATCTTCTCTTGGAATCCATTTAAACTGAGTAAGTTTTACCATTACGTGGTCACGAAATGTACCAAAGAATCTAGGTACAGATTTAGGATTAACAAGTTTAGCTAAACCATAAGCATCTAGTGGGCTTTGTGCGGCTGGTGTACCGGTCATCAACCACAACCATGTGTCAGGTTTTAGTAGTCGATTAAGTGTTTTCCATCGTTTGGTCTGTACGTTTTTGTAGTGTGTAGCCTCGTCTACAATGATACAGTCGAATCCACCATTAGCTATGGCATCTTGCACTATCTCCACGCCGTCATAGTTTATTATCACAAAGTCAGCGTCACCACTTATTATCTTAGCGCGTTTGTCTTTCGCTCCATGTGCTATGTCAACTGTCCTGTGCATAGCGAACGTAAATAAATCAGCACGCCACGCGCTGTCCATAATAGACAAAGGGCATACCACTAGCACTCGGTTAATTTTACCCTGTTTCATTAGGTAATCAGCCGCCCATATCGCACTAGCAGTCTTGCCTGTACCTTGCTCATTGAAGCAAAACGAACGCCTGTTCATCGTCAAGAACCCTGCCGTCTTTTTCTGGTGGTCGAATGGATCGTGCTTACCTGTCCACTCGTACCTGCCCTCTATTGGGCTTGGCACTCTTATGTTTATGTTGCGTAGGGTTTTTGCTTCGTCTAGTCCCCAGTTTACCGCGACTTCATTTGCTCCTAACGTCTTACTCTTAGGTATCAAATTGGTTACGCGGGCGGGGTCGCGTAGGTTAAGCACTATGGCTTTGTTATCCACTATTCTCATGTTTCAAGTGCTAACATTATTTCTGTGGGCGATTCTGCTACGGTTATGTAATCATACTCATCCATACCAAAATAAATTTTAGTAAACGCACGCTCCCCACGTTTTTCATATTGCATCCATAACATGTTGTCTAAATTTACTACTGTTGTACCTTTATCATTTAGCTCAGTTAAATACATTAATTTCATTTTTTCTTCCTCTTGTAATTACGGCTACGGTTCTTACTACGGTCTTCTAACTTGTAGCCATCTTTGTTAGAGCCGCCATTGTGTAGTGACTTGTTGTGAGACACGTCTTTACCACTACGGTCTATACCTTTCTTATCCATAGCACGCCTAGCCCGTTGTCGTTCCATACGTGCTTTGTGCGCTTTGCTACCCACTGGAGGGTTAAACTGTTTCTTTCTGTCTTTCGGATTCTTGTATGGCATTAGTTTCTCCCATTGTGTGCGCACTCAAGTACATCGCACCACGCACGGCATAACCCACTAGGGTTCGGATTCCATACGTTGTTATCAGATGCGATTACCATTTGTGAGAACTTGTCTCTGTATTTGACCTCAAGGTCATTTTCCCGGCGGGGCCGCGTATATGACTCTGTGATAAGTTGTTTACATACAACAAACAACAGCCCCCCGTTACATGTGTGTATCTTTGGAAAGTGTTTGAATACTGCAAGAGCCATCAACTCTAGTTGTCCCTTGTCTGCATAGCGTGCTGACTTGCCGGTTTTGTAGTCCACTACCCACGCTATGCCATCTTCTTCATTGAGTATAATTAGATCAGCTATGCCTCTGAACCACACGTCTTCGTCCCAAAATCCACAAGGTTGTAAGTCCTCAGTTAGACCTAGCTCATACTCACATAGTTTCTTGCCTTTCTTACGCTTTAACGCATCGAGTGAAGGTTGTACGTAACTGTACTTTTTTGGTATAGGTTTGTTGTCACGTATATGTTCTTCACACGCGAGATGCACGTCTGTACCGTAGCGCATAGCATCAGTTTCTTCCTGCGGATATTGCTTTAATATTTTCACATGGTAAAACTGTTTGGGGCATGTCTCGAATGCCTTTAGCTTACTATATGACCACGGTACTAAACTCATTCGTAAAATTCTTCCTCATGCTTATCGTCTGCGTCAATTTCACCCTGACAAATGTAACACATCTGTGGTTGTCGTGCGCCATCTTCTGATACCAGTTGCCCACAATCTTGACAATTAAAGTAATCTTCCATTATCCACAACTCCCGTATGTTTTACCCACACCACTCTCACAATCAAGTGGCATACCCTCACACCAACTAGGCACTGCACGCATACACGTTTCTATAAACTGCTGTGCTTCGTTGACCTCATCTTCCGGCACGCAACAGATAATACTATCGTGTACCGTCATTACTACATCGTATGTCTTAGCTATCAGTAGCATCTGTTCACCAATGATACACCTAGCAACAGCTTGGCATATGTTCTCTGTTACCTTGCCACCATAGATGCGCGTTGAGCCTTGCCTAGTCTCATAATGAAACTCCAGACCTTTCTCACCCTGAAAATACCCCAAGTCTTTGTAGTGCATACACAACCCAGATGGTAGTTGTACCTCAACCCGACCCCCGTATAAATATTGTTCGCCCGTATCAAAGTGACCACCTACCGGCCAACACCTTATGAGATCATTAGTGCCTAAACAATAACCCATGTTTCTCGTCATTTGTAACAACATGTTTTGGCACTCACGCCAAAAGTGTTTTATCTTCCAGTTCGTATTGCGGTACACCTCTATTATTCTACGCGCTTCGTCTAACTCAATATCAACACCTGACTGTGCTTTAAGTTGTTCTTTAAAACGCACGCCACCCATACCATACCCTGCGCCTAGTATGGCTGTCTTACCAACAAACCTTTGTTCTTTGGTAACATCTTCAACTGCCACGCCGTAGATAGATGAAGCCATCTTCTTGTAAACATCTTCTCCCCTGTCAAATGCGTCTACTAGATCCTCTTGCCCTGCCAGCCACGCAAGTACACGCGCCTCTATCTGTGACGAGTCGCAGTCAATTAACATATATCCTTTGGGCGCACATATACTATCTTTGAGAGACTTGTTACCACGACTAGGTAGGTTCTGCATATTGATCTTGTCATCACCACCCCATCTACCTGTGTGTGCGGCGTAGTATTTTATCGGTGCTGGCAGTGCGCCACGCTTGGCGATACCCATAAACCTCTCGGTACGTGTCTCCTCAAGTGTGGACTTCACCGCTAATCTTGCTTCGGCTAACGCCTTGACGTATGGGTTTTGGCTCACAAGCATATCTTGGAATGCCCTGTCTGTCTTAGCAAAAGCATAGGCTTGTTTACCGGTGGTAGGGCTAGTCTTTGTGGGTGGTTTTATACCTGCGTCCATCAAAGAATCGGCAAACTTTTCATTGCTCATCAGCGTCTCTTTCGTCACCCCGGCGAGCTTGACGAGTGTATCTTTATGAGAACGTATTTGTGTGAGGTGAGAATCGAGCGCGGCGTTGTTGATAAAGAGTTTAGGCTCGATAAACATACGCAAGGTAACATCAATGAGCTTGAGTTCTTTCTTTGGAAATTTCTTACCCATGATACCGAATAGTTTATAGGTTAGTTCTACATCGTTGATACAGTAATCACCATATGCGGCTAACTCGTCTGGTCGAAAGTCTGCCCTCTTTTTGCCCAACGCGGATTCCACCTCTGTACCTTTCTCCCCAATCCCATAACGTGTAGCAAGTGCCTTGAGAGAGCCACCAACTTGAACCCCATGTAAAGCACGGGCAATACACAAAGTATCGGTATAAACGCGAGGACGAACATCAAAGCGCCAGTTGAGAATAGCGCCATCGAACATAGTATTGTGAGCAACAAGACAAATGTCCTGCCAATCGAATTGTTGTAAGTATTCTTTGAGTTCAGCTTCTGACCCACTAATCCATCTTGTTTCTTCTGCATTATATTTTACCCCCATTCCTATCACTTCGAACGTAGAACTACGTACGTATTCTTCGGTTGTTAACTTACTTAGTGAAAACTTCTTATCATAATATGTTTCAAAATCTATCGTTATTATATCCATAGTCCCTCCGACTAGTTAAGTGCAGGTTGTAAGTCTTACGCGACCTGCGGCTACGCCCTATTACTCGACTTACTAAGCATGGAGAAACTAGATTAATCCATGATCAATATCTGGTGCAGTTAGCCAACCAACATCGAGTAGCTTTTCAATGTTGTGCATGTTGTCCTCGTTTACCACCAAGGCTATACCACCAGCTATTTTTATCTGTAGTAAGTTCTTTTCCTGTAGTGGTGTAGGCTTGTTGTTACCAGCCTTGAGTTCAACCCCAAAAAACGTACCGTTGTAGCACCCTACTATATCCGGCACGCCACTCTTACCGTAGCCACCCGTTGCTGGCATAAAGTAGTAGCAGTAATCCAACTCATCAAGATACTTCCTGACTACTTTCTTGACTTTCCCTTCCGGTGTCATAGCCATTACGTTCCTCCTCTATCATGGTCACAAGTTTTTCTAATGAGCTTGCGATACGTAGTAACGCGTTACACGCATCAATTTCTATCTGTGTCATCTTCGCCTCCGAATACCCAAAACTTTTCTGCACTAGCTCTCCTACCAATAGTGTCTATGACATTACTATCGGCATCACAAAGCATTAGTATAGCTATCTTACGCTGTACCCATTCGGGCATATCGTTTATAGAATTGTAGTCCGACTGTAACTCATCGTCAACACAATCCATACCAATACAAGTAACGTGTACCTTACCTGTATTAGAATCGACATACACTCGGTGTACCCTGTCATGACCTGACTTAGCCATGCGCATAACTTTCTGTGCGGCATCATTCAACAACATAGAACACGCCCTCCATAACCTTCATGCCAACACCGTCAACGTATTGCTTATCCTCTAACACGTTTACAACAGATACAGCACCCTGTAGTGCTTCAGGTAACGTATCGACTATTTCAAACGACCAGTTAGTCCCTAGCGATGTAGCCGTGCACCTGAGCTTGTCTTCTTTACCAATGGTGAACGTATGTCTGCCACTTGCTAACTTTTCACGTACACGTACGTACCTAAGCGCACCTTGCCCATTGACTAACTCGGCGTGTTCTTTCTCCAACGCAAGCAAGTTAGTTAGCTCTGACCTGCAACCAAGCTCATGCCCTGCGTTGTACATATTTACCAAGTCAAGCATCAAAGGTGAGTTGCGTAGCAAGTCGTACTCGGCAGAGCGTATCACATACTCTTTGGCATTGAGCAGACCAGCCAGCGCCTCGTCTAGTTCTTTACTACTGTGGTCTAACGTGTTTCTACGACTTGCTTTAAAGGATTCATAATTGAGTACGTGTATCTCTGGGTCTGTGTACTCACGAAAATACTGAGCCGCGTTGCGTACTGCTTTGTCCATGCTTACTGATGATAGACAGTAGTATTTCTTTGGGTTGTACGGGTCTGACTTTTTGTTCTCAACGTATGGTGACTTCACGTTGTATGTTTTCTTCTCATCGGTGGTGTTTCTCAACTCCCAATCACGCTCATCACTGAAACTAATCCTACCACGCGCATACTTCTCGTCTTTGTAATACGCACAAGCCGTGTGAGCGTTTTCAAAGTAGAACAACATATCAGGAAACACTTTGTTTATGGCGTCTGTAAACAGAGCAAGCTCGTCACTACAGCCCATAACACCTGTAGCCGGTAATTCTGATACAAGGTTGTGCTTGTACCTGTTGTTTGTATCAATCTCCATTGTACATTCCTCCAATTTTATTAGTTAATAAAGTGTCAACTTCTGCCTGTGTAAGCTCTACGCCTTTGTTTTCGTCATCACTTACGCCGGCGTAAGTCTGATCAGGCGATACCAGTGCCGCGTCACTAAACTCACGTAGCTTTGCGAGTACCTCGTCAAACGTAAACTCTCTGTTGATAGCGTCATCACCAAAGGCTAACTCAAACACGTCCTCAATAAATTGTTTCTTGTTCATTTCTTCAT